GCTTCCAGAAAGCCGGTGGTGTCCTTGACTTCCTGCGTCGTGGACTTGCTCTGCGGAATGCCCTGATAGAGGCGACCCCAGGCCGGCGTCGGAAGGCCAGTTCGGATTGTGTGACGATGCTGCGTGCCGTCGTTGCATTCCATTGCAACGGCGTCATCGAGGATCGGGTTTTGCTTCTTCAACACCTCGATGACAGGCCCGATAGAGTTGTCGGACTTGTGCATGTCGATGAGGTTGAGATAGGTAGACGAGAGTGTTGCCATTTTTACGCGCCTCTTGGGGGGTCATTGGGGTAAAGACGCTTGGCGGGGTCCGCCTCAGTCTTGGTTCCACGGTTTTCACCACGGGCCGGGTCGTCTTCCGAAATTGCAGCGCCGACCCGCGCAGCAAGCCGTATGATTTCGGGGTGGTTTCCGCCCCCCGTTTCATTGAGATACGCCTTGAGGGCGGGTGTCCCAAAGCGATCAATGACCTTGGACGCTTCGCTCGCTGTCCGGTCCCATTTGCCGCCGCCAATTTCGTCGTCCGTCTTAGCCTGGTCGATCCAGCCCGATACCGTCGCGGCATACTCGGAAGACCGCGCATCAAACTCAGCCTTCTTCTGCGCCGCATATGCCTCAGCCAAGCCTTGCGCCTGCTTCGTGGAGAGCCCAAGCTCCTTGAACTTTGGTCCGAGCGCGTCAAGCAACGGCTGATCGACCTCGACGCCTTCCGGCATGGTCAGAATGTATTTGCCATCTTCCGGCACGGCGTCGGCAGGATCAGCAGCCTCAGCCTCAGCCGGCTTTGTCTTGTCGTGCTCAGCCTTTGCCGCTGCGTTCTCAGCCTCAGACTTGGCCGGATCTGGCGCATACTCAGACCACGCAGGAGCGGCATCAGCAGCAGCCGCATCACCGGCCGGCTTGTCGTTGGGGTAGAGAACGCTTGCCGCATCGGCAGGGGCAGCGCTGGTATCCGAGCCGGCACCGGCTGCGAGCGAAGCATCAGCGCCGGCCGATGGAGCGTCAGCAGCCGGAGCCGCGCCACCGCCATCATTTTCCGGCGCGAACACCGGAAGCTTGATCCAAGGGTTATTCAACAATCTTGACATTCTCTCGGTCCTTTTTGGTCGCTCGCTTCGCCAACTCGCTCAACATTTTGGGGTAGGCCATGGGGTCCACCATTTCGATCATGCTCAAGAGCCACAGCCCCACATTCTGCTCACCAAGCCGCACATGCGTTGCATCGCGATCCCCGGTGTATGCACTTGCATAGATACCGCATCTTGAAATGATTGACAACAGCACCCGTTTTCCGGCCGCATTCGATAGCATTGCCTCAAGCGCAGAGCGATCTTCCGCTGTATCGCGCGATGGTGTGGCGTCCGTTACGTCGCTCATCCTGCAATCCCGATCCTAGACAGCAACGACTGCGATCCGCCCCCGGCGTCCGTCTCGCTCAGGAGCTTTGCCGCATCGGCGCCCTGCTGTATCGCCGGAGCAGTTGCGGCCATGGCTTGGAGGTTTTCAGCCTTGGCTTGCTTATCAGCGCGCGCCTGCCTGGTCTTGGCCACGACATCATCAGGCACCACGACAGACGGCGGCGCCCCGAGCATGTCGGCGTACTGGTCAATCCCTTCATCCATGTCGAGCTTGTCGAGAACGGTCGGGTTAATGGCGGCAAGGTTGCCGACGAAGGAGAACAGTCGTTCGATCGAACCTGTAGCGACGGCCTTTTGAGCTTGCGCCAGCGTTGAGATGTACTCTATCTCAAGCGGCCGGCCTTGTAGCTCAGCAGGAGCTGGCGGCAGCTTTCCAGCCTTGATCATCGCTTCAAAGGTCCGATCAAGGATCGGCTCGTTCTGGCCGTAATAGATGTTTTCCAGCACCGGGCCGAGTTGCAGCAGGCTTTCCTCGTTGCGCTTGGCAAGCTCCATCTCATTGCGCGGTTGGACGCCTTGAAGGTTGGCCAGCGTGCGGAACAGGTCGGAGTAATAGGCGCGAGAAATACGAATCTGCGTTTGGTTGATTTTCTCCTCGACCTCAGAGACGGAGAAATTCATCTCAATGGCTGGCCTGTAGCCCGCGCCAGGACCTGTCGCGTCAACATACGTGATCGATCCCGGCATGAGCGAAGCCGGGTTGTTGCGCATCGACGTTGGGCCAGTCATCGGCGGGCGAACTTTCTTCTCGATCGCCTCGCCGGATTGCCGCTGATTTGTCATCAACTGCTTTACGTCTGGCAGCGCCTCTTGCCCAGGCGAGTGCGCATAGTCGTCATCCGCGATGATCTCCCAAGGCGGGCAGATTATCGGGTTGGCGTCAAATCCAGTCTGCTTAAGGATGCCGCGCGTGGTGGCGTCGTTGGACCCATCGAGCCAGTAGACGGAGGCGAAAACCTTGTTCTGCCCGTCGATCTTTCCAGGCTGGCGGTCGCGGTCGCGGCGCGGTTCGATGGCATGGTTGACGGTCCATCGATCATCATATTTCCCCGTATCGTAGGCGTTCTTGATCTGGATCGGGCACTTCTCGTATCCAAACTCGGAAACGATGCGCTCAACCGTCCAGTCAAGCTGGCGATAGAGCGTGTCAGCCACGCCGTTGACATCGCGAGCAATCCAGAACTGGCCATGCACGATGGGCATCATGCGCACCACAGTCCTGCCGTTTGGCACGATAAGGCCGCACCACTGCCCAAACAGGCCGAGGTCGCCATAGCCGTATTGCAGTGTCGTGTACGCGTTTGACATAGCCAGGACGGACCGCATGCGAAGCTCGACCTCTGACAGGTAGAGCTTGACGGCTGCGTTGTCCTTTAGGTCCGGGTCCTGAGGCGCAAACCGAAACCACGGCCGCGACGGAGAGGTGATGCCAGAGTGCATACCGGCAGCGAGAGTGCGCAGCTCGAGCGTTGACGTGCTGTCGAGGATCTTGGAACGCCGCTTTTGCCCCTTGGTTTCCTGTGTGTCGATACGCAGGCGTTGCGGCGCGTTGTAGTCTGCCAGCTCGCGCCAGTGGTCTTCCCACGGGTTGCGTTTTTCCTTGAGATCCGAGAACCTGCGGTCGAGACGGCGGCGAAGGTCGTCAATGTCTGCCATCAAGCGCCCAGCAGTGTTTTCTTCTCAGTCGGCGCCGAGCTTGTCAGCCCGCTGCCAGACGTGAGAATTGTTGGCGTCCCAGCCCGTAGCTGGTCTTGCACCCGGCGCCCGCTTGCGTCAACGGCACCCGCATCAGGTGAGCGCATGGCGGCAGTCTCAGCGGGGAGCCTTGGGGTTGCTGGCGTCGGTTGTCCAAAGATGCACATTACAGCAAAGCCCTCGCGAGTGTAAAGCCGGCCACAGTAGCGGCCCAAATCATGCAAAAAACGGTGATGGCAGTATGCGTCCATCCGAACGGGATGCGATCCGCAATGACGGCAATGCCAATCGGGAGCAACGCCATAACGGCAAGTGATAGGTGGGCGCCGCCGAAGCCGCCGAACAGCGCGGCGATGTTTGCCACGAACAGGCCGACGCAAAACAAGCGGCCATTCGTTGCTGCATTTTTCTCGCGCGCGTACAGGTCAGCAAAGTGCATGGTTTTCTCCATGGAACGCTTATATCCCATCATGGCTATCCCGCGCAAGTGTGGGCCTCTGGACAAGCGACGGGTGACGATGGCCCCAGTGGTACTGCCGACACCACGAGCACTCGTAGATCGACGGCTTGCCTGATTTCTTGCTGCGATGGTGCGTTGATAGCGCTGCTTTGACGGCCTCTCGCCTGGTGGAGTATCCGACCTTGACGCAGACTTTTTGCATTTGCCTCTCCTATTCGTACGGGTTGTAATCGGACGGTCCAGTGTAAGCTAGGCCTGGCTTATCGGAATGCAGCGCCGTCATGTGCCTTGGCATGACATCATGCGCAAAGGTCAGCGCAAGAGCATCGGCAACGTCTGGCGATCGTCCTAGTCGCTCCTTGATCTTGTCTTTTGGCTCGAGCTCGACAATCCCAGTCGATGGAATGCGATAGGTGGGGGCAACGAGATCGTTTTTCAGATTTATGTTGTTGGGCATTGCTGCCCCTTCCATGATCCAGTCGCGCATTTTCATCCACATCTCTGTGCGCTTGTTCCTGTATCGTGGATCATCCGGCTTGCCGCCGAAGTGAATGCCGACGGCAGAATGCCCTAGCTCCTTGACGCGGTGGACCACCCCGGAGCCATAGCCGCCCGTATCATCGATGAACACTGCATCAGGCTTGAAGTCCCGTACCTCGGCCAGCAGGCGCCCTGTGACCTCCATAGGGTTTGCATTCTTCATGATGATTGGCTCCCACGCGACCAGCCCTTGCCGCCTGATGATGGCTGTGGTGTCGTCGCCGGTATAGGCCACATCAACGCCGATGACCTTCACGGCGTGCTCATACTGGTAGGCTTGCAAATGCCTGCCCATGGCATCGGACACAGCGTCGATCGTGATAAGCACATTGTCGGCAGAGGCCGAGAAGTCGCATAAGAACTCTTGGCGGTACTGGTTTTCTGACATGCTTTGCCTCGCGTCGTCTAATTCCGCCTCGTCAATGAGGCCGGTTTCGTCAGCCCGGTATAGGCCGGCGTACCATTTCGGGTCTCGTCGCGCTCGCTCGTAAAGCTCGAAGAACTGGTTCATGCCCTTGGGCGTACCAATGAACAGGCACCAGCCCTTGCGGTCGGCCAGTGCGGGGCGAATGATCTCCGGCCACGTCTCAAGCCGGCAGTCGGCAACCTCATCGATAACGACGCCGTCGAGATAAACGCCGCGCATCGCCTCGCCGTTGTCCGAGCCATAAAGCCGGATCGCCGAACCGTTCGGATATGTGATTGACAGTTCGCTCTCATTCACCTTGACACCCGGCACTGTGTACGAGAACCGCCGCAGGTAATCCCAACTCACCTGCTTTGCCTGCTTGAGGTAGGGAGCGACGTATGCGAACCGTGCATTCTCCTTCGAGGTCCGCAGAGCTGCGTCGATGAGCGAGTTGATTGCAAGGAACGTCTTGCCAAAACGTCGATGGCATACCAGTACGGAAAACCGCTTCATACGCTTGTGGATTTGGGCCTGGAACTCGTGCGGCTGGTATCCGGTGTTGATCCGCTGCGGCGCGTTCATTCTTCCTCGACAGGCTCGTCCGGCGCGCGCCTGATCCCTGTTTCAACCACGAAGCTGACAACGCCGTCGTGCCTCACGTCAGCCTGCACCTGAACCGGCAGTAACTTGATGTACAGCTTCATGAACTCGGTAGGCTCCTGCGATGCCCACTCCTTCATGAATTGCACACCGCCCAAATGTTCGAATGTCTGCTCCAGCGCCTCTTTAACTTTGAGCGTCGATTTGTTCAGCGCGCCCACTTTTCGGCCTCCTGTTTTTGGCTGGCCTTTTGGTCTTCCTGGTCTTGCATTTGTCATTTGTAAAAAAATCCAGTTTAGATTTTTGGTTGCGTTCTGTGCATCATATCTCAGTTGCTCGACACGGGTCAACATTTCCAAAAAACAGGCCAGATTTCCCAAATCCCCAAACCGTAAATCTTACGGATTGCTTTAAGTGTAAAACACCTTGGAAATGGGATTTCAAACTTTCTACAGATTTTACTCGTTTCAAAACCGAGGTTGATTTTTTTGTAGTTTTTTCTTTTATGATATAAAACCTCTACTATTCTAATTACATAATTATTTCAATAGGTTAAAAAAGGATAGGTTTTATATTTTTCAAATATTCTAATTTTGTTGCGAAAAGTGCCAATCTGTAAACATTTCCACAAGCGCTAGGAGGCAGGTAACAAGCGTATGAGCGCAATTTAAAAATGGCCAATTTACCTCTGGACATCAGCCCGACGCTGGTTTACGGTAATTTTCAGAGCTTGGTGAAAAAGGGAAAATGCAAAATGAGCGAACTTGACAGCTATATGCCGGAAAAAAAATCCAAGGTGTCTTTGGACTTTTACAAGGTAAAGCCGAATACGAGCCTATGGGTCGAGACGCATTCTGAGCGCGTCATGACCGTAAAGGCGTTCAAGGCATGGGCAAAGAAGGTGGGGTCAAAGATCCAGGTTTCATCGACGCAGGTTGATGACGACGACCCAAAGGGCGCCGGCTATCGCGTCATGTTTACGCAGGTCAAGAAGCCCATGAAGGAAAGCCTTCGCGCTCACATGATCATCTACAACCCGGCCAGGGAAATCATGTTCGAACTCAATGCCCACCGCATCGGCATCTTCGGCCAAGAAGATATCGAAGCGGCGCTGGCGTCCCTTGAGACTGTCCCTACGACGATCGGCGAGATCAACAGGTTCAACGCTGATGTTCGCATGGGCCGCACGCCCTACCAGCGCGCCTACCGACTGGCCAACAACATCCCATCGCCAGAAGAAGAGAAGCAGCGCAATGAGGCGCGCTTGGCTACTTTCACGACCGAGCGCAAGCCGCCAGTGTGGCACGACGACGGGCGCGACATCCCGGTTCGGTGGGCTGACCTCACGGACAGACAGCGCGACATGGCGGCGCAGAATGGCGTCGATACAGAGGAAAAATTCCTGATGCAGATGCGCTCCTGCCATCCGTCATGGGATGT